GATACTGCTAGCTATCCGCTACAGACTTTTACTACTGGTGCAGGCGGCTGGACTGGATCCGTGCAAGGCTACGCTATTGTAACCACGGGCACTACTCCGCGTATCCTAACAATCGAAGTTGATCCTTCTGGACCTTACACGTTTAACGAAAACGACACATACGACGTTACACCAAACATTACCATAGCGTAATTTATTACCACAGGAGATATTCTATGGTAATTGCCGGCGTACTGTCAGTTATATTCACTTCAGTCTTCTGTCAAATAGGAGACTGACAATATGCCTTCTCAGTTCTTTTTTAATCCCGATAGCTATTCAGTTAACGATGTTCCGTCTGATATATTTGCTGAAGCCACGTTCGGTAACGGAGCTATTAACTCCTTTACGATTCAAAACGACGGTTCGAGTAACTACTTAGAAATAGACGCCACAGTAGACAGTACTGAAAGTACTGCTTATCTGAAATACACCGGTCTGCCTGCAAGTGTGCAGCCGCAGGTGTATGTGCAGTTTAGAATCACAGAGACACCGCAGAATCGTGCATTTTCTCTTGGTGGCGGTCTTAGGATTCCAGAGACTAGTATAACTTCTAGTGACCTTATCCTTGCTGGCTACTTTCTCGAAAGACAATTTCCTGTAATACAGACAGCAACAGATACTAGTGGCGAAGATCAAGCCCAGACCGTTGCACAGGTTACTTCGCCCAACGTAGGTGACCTTGTTAACGTTAGATTTTCGATTATTGATACACCCGGCGGAGCTAACGATAATCTTGCAACAGCTTCATATTGGATAGAGGGCACAGACGAGTCCACAGCAATTCAAACGTCATATGCGTTTGCTGACACTGCTCCTGGCGTTGCTGGTGTAAGTTTAATACCACTACCGTTTCCGGGCACTGCCGGATTAAACGATGTAATTCAAATCTACAAATTTAGTGTTGCTACAGAAGGTGCAGAAGCGCCAACAGAACCAGTTGCTCCAAGTTCAGAAGTTTATTCAGTAGTAGGTGACTCGACGATTGATATAACTTCAACATCTGCGTCCGACTTTGTTAATGTTGCTGTTGCAAGAAGTGTCGTTGGTAACTCCTCTGTAGCTGTACAGACAGAAGCAGTCAAGGAGTTTGTTCGATACCTAACTTATACACCTTGGAGCCAACCGCGACAAACACAAGAGTTAGAAGAAGACGAAATCTCCTTTGATAAGGTACCAAGACAAAACCAATATGTTAGTGCTGAACCTATAACAGGTGTAAGCAATTTCTTTGGCGGGAAAGTTAATCAAGAATCATCTGCTATTGCTTTTACAGATCTTAGATTGGACCCTGGAAACAAAGATGTAATCGGTGTCGAAGTCTTTCTACATGTTAGTAGAATAGGCCGAACACAAGACAAGACTATAAAACTGTTTTCAGAAAAGACTATCGGAGAGAACTTAGCTGACCTTGAAGCCGAAGATAAGAATACCTATTCTGGAAGTTTAAAAACTTGGGGTGTAGATAAGATGGATGTCGATTTCACTGCAAGTACATTCGGAGTGAGCATTGACCTACAACCGCACACTCAGTATCCTGCCAACACAACTGTTTACATACGCAAAGTGTCGGTGCGCCTAATACTAGGTGAGCCCAAAACGTAACTCGAGTTTGCACACTAACATGACGAGTGTTAGTGTGCATTTTGATGTTACGTTGCACACACGAAGCGAGAGAAGCTCCTACGCACCTTTAAACTGCTGAATCACATCGGCTATGCTGTTAGCCAAGTCCTGAAACCACTCAATTGAATGTCCTCTCGTAGTTTCTGCTGCTGTACCAATTCTAATGCCTGACGTTTCTACAAACGACCGCGGGTCGTTTGGAACACCATTTTTGTTTACGGTAATGTTATGTTTCTCTAGCTCGTCTGCTAGCTGCCTGCCTGTAACGTTCTCGTCGCTTAGGTCGATCAATATAATATGACTGTCCGTGCCTTGTGTCTGCATTTTTATCCCGCGCAACTTAAACACGTTGCACATTGCTCGAGCGTTTGCAGTTATATCAAATGCATAAACAGTAAAGCTAGGATCTTGAGCTTCTATAAAGCATTGTGCCTTTGCTGCTATGATGTGCATCAACGGGCCGCCTTGTGTGCCTGGGAATATTGCAGAGTTGATCTTGCGTGTATATTCGTCGTTGTTCCACATTATCGCGCCGCCTCGTGGGCCTCTTAGAGTTTTGTGGGTCGTTGTAGTAGTTACGTCAGCATATTTAATTGGACTCGGATATGCACCGCCTGCAATCAAGCCTGAGTAGTGTGAGCAGTCTGCTAATAGATATGCACCTACTGAATCTGCTATCTCACGAAAACGCTTCCAGTCAATTTGCCTCGGGTAGGCGCTTGCACCAGCTACAATAAGATCTGGCTTAACTAGGCCTGCGATGCGTTCGATGTCATCGTAGTCTAGAAAGCCCTGCTCGTCTACACCGTATGCAAATGAGGTATAAACTTTGCCTGACAGGTTTACCCTAGCTCCATGACTAAGGTGGCCGCCTGATGCCAAGTCCATGCCTAAGATCTTGCTACCGGGTCTCAGTAGAGCTTGGTACACTGCGGTATTTGCGTTTGCTCCTGAATGCGGTTGGACGTTTGCATACGAGCAGTTAAACAGTTCGCACAACGATTCTATTGCTAGAGTTTCAATTTCATCGCTAGGACCACAGCCGTTGTAGTAACGCTTACCTGGGTAGCCTTCTGCGTATTTGTTTGTAAACTCTGAGCCACACAGATCCATTACTGCTTGACTTGCAAAGTTTTCAGAGGCTATAAGTTCAACTGTGTCTTTTTGTCTTTGTTTTTCTTTGTTTAAGATTTTTGTAATCTTACTATCAATCATCGTCGTCGCCGTTTCCTATATTGTTTATAAACTGTCTTAATTGAGTGCTTTCTGTTTCAGCACGAACCTTGCCTATATTTTTACCTTCTGAAGGATCACTCCTTGTTGTTTCCTGGGAGTTTGATGTGCGCTTGAGTGCGTTTACAATTGCTCCACTGCCCTGACCGCCAGAAGCTGCTTGGCTTGGATCGTCTTCATCTTCGTCTATATCAACAATACGCAAACTGTCTACGTTAAAGCCTAGGTCAATCTTAGCACCTACGCCACTAGACGAACGTGTCTTCATCAGCTGTATCTGATACCTGCCGCGTTCTCGCATTGCTCTTGACGTAAAGATACCGAACACGTTATCTGCTGTTTGTATCTTACTCAAGCCGCCTGATATGTGCGAGTGATCGAATTCTATTTCTTCTACGGCGCCCCTGTTCAACTGTGCTGCTGTTACAAATACAGTATTCAGTTCCATTGCTAAGTTACGCAACTCTTCTGACACGTACTTGTCTTTGATGAACAAGTTCTCTGCTGATATTTTAGCACCGTTGGGCATCAACAAGTCGAGGTAGTCAATCAGTAGAACGTCTACTTTCTTGCCCGATTTGATTTCGTACTCTTTGACGTATGCTCTAATGTCGTTGGGCGTCTTACCGGAAGGCATGTATTTGACTTGGAAGGCTCCTGCCTTCTTGCCAATCATCTTTACTTTCATCTCAACGTCGTCGATGTTCTTAAAGATATCACGTGTGCCAATGCCTGTGGTCATTGAGTCAACACGCATCGACACCAAGTTCTCACTCAGCTCTAGAGTTAGGTACAACACGTTCATGCCTTGCAGTGCCCAGTTCACACCTAGGTTAGCAAGGAACAGACTTTTACCAGCACCTGAGTTATGACTAGACAATCCATTAGTGTAGTATCTGTGGTTTTCATGATCAATGTGAAAGTCATATACTGTACGCTGTCCTGCTGCTTCTATACTGGTTACTACTTCGGAGCCGGACTCTGTACTAATACAGTCGCCGACGAGTAGCGTACTAGCGTATTTCCACTTGCCGTTGAACAGTTCGAAAAAATGGTCTATACTAGCAGTTATAGAACTGCCGGCATCTGTGCTTACAGTAACACACTCCTTGTTTCCTTTATTCCGCCATGAGTGCGCGTTAACATACCCGTCAGGGCTACTAATTCGATAGCCACTCGTTGGAACTTTTTCCAACGAACTTATGTGAACCTTCTTTGGTTGACTGCGATCGTACAATAGACATAATTGGTCTTCTGATAATTTTCGCAACTTGTCTGTAGGGTATAGAGCCGACAGCCACTCAATTTTTTTATCTAGTAAATTCATATTTTATGTTTCCTGTGTTCCAAAATCGGTTGTATCCGTTGTTAATCATGTTTTGCCATTCTGATAGTCCAGCGTCGAAGTGTTCTAACACATCTTTTAGTTTATGTTTCTGAAATGCCACTCTATTAAACACTGCGTGAGATTTAAAGTACGTGTATCCCGGTGGAGTATAGTCTACAAACCTAAATCCCAGTTTTTGGTACATGTTTCCGTTGCTGAAGTCGCGCGAGGCATATGATATAATTTTACAACAATTCTGCTGTGTTGTCAAGAAGTTACGAAACAGTTTACTGGACGCTCCAGGAATGTGATAGCTCTTCTTAATCGAAAAACGATGCAGTTCCCAAGTATCTTTTTCAAACCGTGATGCACCAAACCCCATTACTGCTAGTATCTCGTTGTTATACAATAATCCTAACTTTACCTTAGAATTAATAGACTGCTGAATATGATTCTCGTCTAGGAAAGATCGATAATCTTGTGCTGTCAAGTTTACAACAGAGCAACTACGTGCACCGATTCTGTTAGGTTGTTTAAGTAACTTGTGGGTTAGCATACTCTTTATTAAGTCAGGGTTACGGTCTACTTGGTAATCCCAAAGATGCCATAATTGTAACCCTTTGTCGTTACATCGTTTTGTTTTGTTTAGATGGTAGGATTTATCCTTATCTAGTAATTCGCTATGCCAAAACATGCCGTTGCACTCTATACATAAACTGTGCTGTGGAATATAGAAATCAAGTTCTAAGGGCGGTATGACAGATCTTGTATTTGTTTCGTAGCTAATTCCATGTTCATCTAAGAACGAACGTATCATGTCTTCATACTGATTATTACGACTATCGAAGTTAGAGATGTTATACTTTTTTAAATAGCAATACACTGTAGTAGGAGCAACTTCTAACGACTCCGCCATACTGTTCACAGTTTTGCCGCTAGCGTATCGTGCTAACTCGTCAGCTGACAACAACGTACTAGATGCAAGTGCACTCCAGTATTGCCTTGCACTAACATCGCCGTAGAGTTCGTTCATGGTCGTTAATGCTTGTTCTCTATTATTGTAAGCACTGTTCTGGTATCTATCCTGCTTAGTAGTACGTATCTTGTCAATGAAATAAGGACTATGAGACGCGTTTTCTACACCGTATAGTTTCAGCATTGTTTGTTTGGTCTTGTCCTTGTGTAATTGCGTACTAAAGTAATGAGCAGTACCGTAACGATCCAAGCAAGTCTGTTTTTTCTTGTCTTTAACCCTGTCTAATTTAGACACATGGTCCACACCATACCGTTGCCGTACTGTCTCCTGTGTTAGAAGTAGTCGTCGAGGGGCATTTTCTTTAGCTTTCTTGGATATTTTGTCCTTTACTAACTGAGACTTGGCAACGTTGTCAACTCCGTACTTTTCTATATTTTTTGATAATATTCGTTGCTTCACCTCAGGATTCTGCAACACGTTTGCGTAACCGTATGTCTTTTTGCTAGTATCTGCTCTTAGTTTCTTTGTCTTGTCGCTAGTAGCACTACATTTACTCGAACAATACTCAGGAGGATTATAGATTGTCGACGTTACTTCTAACGGTTTTTTACAGTTACTACACAATAGCTGATGTTGTGTGTTTGTTAATATGTACGATACTCGAGTATTAATAGTAGCGTCATAATTTAAAAAAGCAGTATGAACTAATATACTGTCGAGCACGTCATCAGGAAGGTGTTTCTTACCGTTAAATGATCCTTTAACTGTTAAGAACTCCTGTTTCAATAAATTTGTCAATGTTGTATAATTCAATTATTTTTACCTCAGTTTCGGCAACTACGCATCCGCCAGCAAATATATTTAGTTCGCCTCGGTTGAAGCCACCAAACAGTTTATTATCCAATGCTGCCCAGCCTGTAGATACCTGTCCGTTGTTGTCTTTGATAGCCGACAACCGTGCTCTCGGGTCGTTGAAGTAGTCTGTGCCTAGATCCTTTTGAAGACCAATTTGGACCGCCGACTTTACTAGGTCTTCTACAGGGCCATATTCGCCTTTTTCGATCAAGTCAGCAGATTTAAGAATAGCTGCTTCAAGTGCTTTGTGTCTTGAGAACGTCTCAAACTCAGTCAATAGCCAATCATAATGATTCTCTTGTAGCTGTCCTGGATCTTTGAAACCTGCTTTGGTTGCAGCGTTAACCATGTCGAACGTGGGCATTGCGTTATGCTCGTTGACGTAGTCATCAAGAAACTTTGCGGCGGGCTGTAGTCGTCTGTCAAACGCATTTACATCGAATACACCTTGACACCTAACAAACGACTCAGCGTCTGTCAGCATCATTTCTAGATATATCTTTTGAATTTCATAACCATAATCAGTATTTTGTCTAGTTGCCATTCGTTTATTATAGTACCTTTGTTGTTTTTGTCAATGATTTCAGTGAGTTATAGTGCTCCACTTTTTGATAGAAATTTTGTAGATCCTCGTGCGCAAGTCTATCAATATCGTAGCTGCCCACTAAAACAAGGTTAGAACTGGGCATGTACATTCTTGTCCAGCACAGTATATTATGAATCACATATACATATACCTGTTGAGTTGCTGCTACAATATCGCAAAGATCCTGTCTTGATGTTAGATCAGATCTCCAGTCAAAGTATCCTTTGTTTACCTCTTGCCTGAGTTGCGTAGTTGGGTCGTAACCACAGCCTGTAGTTATTATGAAATCGCTAATAACGTCCATAAACAATCGTTCAGGATCGCCGTTGCGACGCATGTATTCAATCCAACTTGTATCATCTAACGTCAGACCTGCTCTAGCCAACATAGACGTATACCATAACCCTATGCTGTGAGGGCCTTGTTGCGAAAACCTCTTAAAGAGATTGTCGTCGCTAGCTTGCCATATTGTCAGGCTTTCACTGTCTTTTTCCTGTCCAATACATACCACAGTAGCGTCATAAAATGAGCTTGCTTTAAAACCTTCTACTGCATATTTCTTGTGGTTACTTAAAAAATAACCTGCTATCCATGACTTTACACATTCAGTTAGCTGTCTGTAATGAACCATTTCTTTGCTCTCAATCTGTTCTTTAGTGGAGAGCTTTCGATTGCTTTGACGATACTGTAGAGGGTGTATAGTCGGCCGTACCTTAGAACTGCATCGCCGACATCTTTAATGTCGTCCTCCCATTCGGGCATTGACAGACTCCATCCTCTACCAAGTGCATCCTCCACTAGTTTCTTACCGGCTGCGTCTCTATCAGGCACAACTACTACGTCCTTATTTAACCTGTTGAGAAGCAGCATTTGTCCGTCACTTATCTCTGAACCGAGCAGTGCACAACCTCCCATATAGATTGCATCTATAGGTCCTTCAAAGACTAGAACAAAGTCCTTGTCGTATGTCTGTTCATCTAAGTTGAATACATAGTCTACTGGTTCGTCTGCTAGATACTTTGGCTTTTTGTCAGGGTCCGTTGTTCTTGCTGTATACCCTACTATCGTGCCTTCGTGGTAAAACGGAATGATCAGGCGATCGCGAAATCCGAGATTGTTCGTCCAATGAAAAGGGTAGTCTTCTAGATACAACTCGCGCGCCTGCATGTACTCGACGACTTTTATAAAATGCTTGCTCAAGTTTGTATTTTCGCTGATCTTCACAGCATCTTGCGGCAACTTGCCTTCTTCGAACGTGGGCAGACTTGTCTTAAACTCCGCAGTCTCTACCCCTTCGTTTTCTCTGAGAACTTGTAGTCCTAGTTTGTTAATAGTGTCGTCTGGAGTACCTAACCAACGCAGAAGTTTCTTGTACTTAAATGACAAGTTGCGTCCAGGTCGCCATGAGGCTTTAAACCCACAGTTAAAACAGTGATAACTTGCGCCTCCGTCAGGGCTAGTTTTGAACCCGCCTCTGCCTCTGTCGTCTGGTGAATGACCATTATGATGACAGCACACCGCATTAAGCGAAATCCACCCTTTAGGAGTGGTCTTTCGCTTAGCTGGCAAATAAGTTAATGTTGTTTCGGATACGACGCTCATTTATAAATTATAGCGCAAAATCAATGACTTGTCAATTTCTAATTAGGACTT